AAGTCATATGTTATTTTTAAATAGTTCTGGGGCAGAAACTGATAAATCTGGAAATGGAAGTATGTCTGCAAATACTTCTACTGTATTTAGTGTAAATGCTACTGATGGTTCTAATGCACCTAATACTGATGCTATGGTAGCATATTGTTGGCACTCAGTTGATGGGTATAGTAAGTTTGGAAGCTATATTGGAAATGGTAATGCGAATGGTCCATTTATATACACAGGATTTAGACCACGAATGATATTTGTAAAAAGAAGTAGTACAACTGGTGGTTGGTGGGTTTTTGATTCAGCTAGAGATATTCATAACCCAGTAGATCAATACGTTGGTTGGCATAGTAGTGGTTCAGAAAGCTCTGGTAGTAATATTGATTTTTTAAGTAATGGTTTTAAATTACGCACTTCTGATGGTGATTTTAATGGAAGTGGTACTACTATTATTTATGGAGCTTGGGGTGATGTTCCATTTAAATATAATAATACTTTTTAGGAGGTGAAATAATATGTGGGCTTATGTAAAAGATAACAAGATACAGGAACTTATTAGGTTTCCTAAACCAATGGTGATAGATGGTGTAAAGCATCCAAGACAAATGTTTACTAAATGGACTGCTGCTGAAAAAAAAGCTATGGGAATACTACCAGTAACTCCCGGTACTAAACTTGATGATAGGTTCTACATATCTAATAATGAAACCTATGCAATAGCAAGCGATGGTAACTCTGTAGTAGGTACAATCACAAAAGCAAAAAACAAATCACTTACAGATACGAATGCAGTCAATGAAGATGGATCTAAAATGCTTGATGAAAAAGGTAACCAAGTTGTAACTCCGGGGCTGCGAACTATTGCGAAACAAAAAGCAGATACAACAGCTCATAGTATGCTAAGTAGATTTAGTTGGTTAGTAGAAAGAAAGATTACAGCAGATGTAGCAATACCTTCGGAGGTAACAACCTTTATGGCTAGTGTTAGAACTGCACACAAATCAATATGCGATGCAATAGATGCTTGCAATTCTATGACTAAGTTTATAGCAATACATACTGATGAATATAACGAAGATGGATCATTAAAGACGATTGCTAAAATAAACGACTGGCCTGATGACTACGATATTAAGAGTTACTACAGATGACTATTGAGCCGATATTTATATGGAGTGGATTACTCTCAGTTATTATAGGGATGCTCTCTTATATGTTTACCATGTTGGTGCGAAAAGTTCAGGAGCTACAAGAACGACTAGTAAATACCAGAGAGACTTATGCAACCAAAGTAGAGTTAAAAGATATGAAGCAAGACTTTCATCAAGACATAAAGCAAATTCTAGATCAGCTAAAAACATTAAACGAAAAGATCGATAATCTTAAAATACAACATTAAAAAGGGGTACTAAACTACCTCGAGAATCATCCTGAGCCATTTAAACGGCTCGTAAAATAGAGAAAAAATGCCAAATGGTAGAACCAGTAACAGCAGTCCTTACAGGAATAGCTTTAGTCAAAAAGTCTGTAGACTTCATCAAACAAAACATAGAAACCTGTAATGACATAGGCGATATTATCGGTCATATAGATAAAGCTATGACTGGTGAACAACAAGTTATCAAAGCAAGAGACAAGTCCGGGGCTGATCCGTTTGCTATTGGTACAGTAGCTCAGGAGATTATTGATGCTAAGTTAGCTAGAGAGCAAATCAATGAAATACGCACACTAGTAAATTATAGGTTTGGCCCCGGCACATGGGAATTTATTTTACAAGAAAGAAAAAAAAGAATAGATGCACAGAAACAAGCTATTAAAGAAGAGAAAGCAAGAAGGTTAAAAAGAAAACAGGAGATAGAAGAATATATCAAGTATGGTTTTATTACACTTGTAGTAATAATGTTTCTAGCAGTAGCTATAGGAATTACATTTAAATTTTTATTAGCTCATCCTGTAGAAGGAGATGAAGATTCTTGTAAGCTGTATGAGCCAAAATATTTTATGATATGTATGAATGAAGGCAGAGGATATGCAGATACAGAATTGTATTTAGATTATAAATTAGAAAAAGAAAACTGGATAATAGAAGGAGACTAATATGCTGCAAGCATTACTAGGGCCAATAGGAAATATTGCCACAACATTTTTAAAGAACAGAGCAGAGAAAGCAAAAGCAAAACAAAAACTAGAAGTTGCAAAAATCGAAGCTGCAACAAAGAAAGTACAGAGTGATGCAAACTGGGAAGAGAAAGCTATGGATGCTTCTGCTACTAGTTGGAAAGATGAACTCTGGACTTTGCTCTTTTGCGGAATAATAATTGCGTGTTTCATACCTGCCTGCCAACCATATTTATCTGATGGTTTTAAATTTTTAAGAGAGGATTGCCCTGATTGGCTATCTTGGGGTATACTAGCAAGTATAGGTGCTAGTTTTGGATTGAAGTCCATAGGCCAATTTAAAAAGTAAAGGAGCAATCATGAATCAAGAACTGTTAGAAGTAATTAAAAGAGAAGAGGGTACGAAAAAAAAAGATGGCAAACATATTCCTTACAAATGTAGTGAAGGTAAACTTACAATCGGATATGGATTACTTATAGATCCAGAAGTTTCCGGAGGTGGGTTAACAGATGCACAGGCAGAGATGCTATTGAGAACAACAGTAGATACAATGCTTGTAGAATTATATAACAGAATACCTTGGTATAAAAACCAACCAGAACCAATCAAGATAGCATTAGCAAACATGGCGTATCAGCTAGGAGTTCCTAAGCTGTTACAGTTTACAAAGACACTTGATCATATTGAGCATGGAAGATATGGGATGGCAGCAGCAGAGTGTCTTAATTCTAAGTGGTATCAGCAAACTCCCAACAGAGCAAAAAGAGTTTCTGATGTATTTAAAAACTATAACGAAGGAGAATAAATATGCCCGGACATTACGGATCTAAAAAAGCAGGAATGAAAAAAACTAAAAAGCCTATGATGAAAAAAGCAGGCATGAAGAAGATGAAGAAAACTAAAATGAAAAAGAAAGGATAGTCTTATGCCATTTAGCAAATACAGTCCTAAACAAAAAAAGTTAGCAAGAGTTGCTAGTCCTAGAAATAAAATTACAGGTGCAGACTTTGCAAAACTTAGAAAAAAGAAAGGAATGAAAAATGGCAGTAAGAAAACCCGCAAAGCGTAAGTTTGCTAAAGTACCAAAGACTAAAGGTGGCGTTCCAAAAAAATATGTAGCAGGTGCAAAGAACCCTAAAGCAAGAGAAAGAGAAATCAAAAGAACTGCACGATTATATAGGCTTGGCAAACTTACTCCTGCGATGATGGATAGAATAAGCAAACAAAGGAGTAAAGGATAATGTCTAAATATGGAAGCATACCCGGTTCAGGAAGGTTCTCTAAATCTACACTTGATAAAGTCTACAAGCGAGGGTTAGGTGCATACTATAGTTCAGGATCAAGACCAAAAACTTCGGCGCATGCTTGGGCTATGGGGCGCGTGAAATCCTTTATTTCTGGGAAAGGTGGAGCAAGAAAAGCAGATAAAGATTTACTGAGAAAGAAGTCCTGATGCCTGATAAACAACCACCCAAAACTAAAAAGTATTTTCGATCTACCAAGTCTGGTGCAGGTATGACCAAAGCAGGTGTAGCTAGATACAGAAGAGAGAACCCCGGATCTAAACTACAAACTGCTGTTACAGGTAAAGTAAAGCCCGGAAGTAAAGCTGCTAAAAGAAGAAAGTCTTTTTGTGCAAGAAGTGCAGGACAAATGAAGAAGTTTCCGAAGGCAGCAAAGAACCCTAACTCACGTTTAAGACAAGCAAGGAGAAGATGGAAATGTTAAAAAGATTATGGAATAAAATAAAAAATATCTTTAGCAAAAAAACTAAAAGAGGTAGACCTAAGAAACAATAGATTGACTCGTACTGTCATTGTTATATACTACTAGTATTGATGGAGGTCGATATGAAAACAATACTAGGTAGAACAGCTACCGATAAATGGTTAGCGTATCAAACTAAAAGATTTGATAGGCATGAATTTTTAAAACAAGAATTACACTACAAGATAAATGCAGCAAACAAGTTTCTTGCACTTAAAGTTGATGGCAAGAAGATAGCTGATTGGAATATAACAAAGCTTGTAAGTGATACAAGAACACCGGCTACGATTGCTGCACAGATTATAGATCAGATTATG